AAATCTGACTTTACTATCGGCGATACTCCACATACTTCTAAGGTTTCATTATTACCTCCTATGTGGACACCATTTCAAATAATGGGTTATCTATCAAAACGAGCATTGGGAACAAATGTTACCGATGCACCGACATTTCTATTTTATGAGACTACCAAAGGTTTTTACATGTGTTCTATAAACGATCTAATTAGATCGCAGATGTCCGTTGGCTTTATTATGTCGAAGTTGAAGTATCGTAAGAAATATGAGGCAGAACAACTAGGAGAAAATGCAATTCGTTTGGCGTATTCTCACGTTGAAAATCTAGAGTTTCTATCAAACGTTGATGTTCTTAAAGGTCAAGACTTAGGGCATTTCGCAAGCTCTCTTTTCACATTAGATGTAGTCAAGAAAGAATATGTGGCAACGTCATACGATCACGGGTTTGAGTTTCAGAAATATCCTCATTTAGGTAGTTATAAATCTGCGCCCGGTCAAACGGGTCTTGTCCAGGATGAAAGCAAGAAATATAATTCAATTTTTCCGGCTACAGTCATTCGCTCATCCGACAGTAAAGTTTTTATTGAGTCAATACATCCTGGTGTTCTAGATAGCACAGACCCGGAATTGATGAATCTTCATCCTGAAAAATATGTTCAACAACGAAATAGTCTATTTTCCGACATTTCTACCATGAAAATGAAAATTACTATTCCTGGTAGAACAGACATGGAAGTTGGTACAATCGTAGATTTTGATTATCCTTCCGTGGGGTCTGGTAGAAATGGTGAAACGGATGAGGAGAGTGTTAAAGATATATGGATAAGTGGATATTATATGATAACTGCGATACATCATCAAATTACAAAATTGAGACATAATATGATTTGCGAAATTGCTAAGGATTCTTATTTGAAAGAACTTGTAGCCGAAGAAGCATCGGCTGCTCCTGCCGCCGCGCCAGCAACAACTAATCCTCCTTCACCGGCTCCAGCCCCGGCTCCAAGCAAATAAATAGATTAATGGAGTTACTTATACTATGATGGATAATAGAACAACTAATAATGTTGGTCAGTTTTACTGGTGGTTCGGCGTGGTTGAAGATCGCGACGACCCTTTACGTATGGGCAGATGTCGTGTTCGTATTATGGGCTATCACATAGATAGTAAAGAGCTACTACCAACAGAAGATTTGCCGTGGGCTGTCCCAATTATGCCCGCAAATAATCCCTCAATATCTGGAGTCGGCGGCTCGGCGAACGGCGTAGTGACCGGAACGTGGGTCGTAGGTTTTTTTGCAGACGGCTCAGACGGACAGCATCCAATGTTTTTTGGTACAGTCGGTGCGGTACCTGGCGGTCTTGACGGCGACGATTGTATACCTGCAGGGGGCAACAGTGCTTCTGATCCAGCAGGCGCGCCTCAAGATATTCAAGTATCCGGTAGTGCCAAAGGCATGGCTCAAAAGATTTTCCAAACAGCAAAAAGTCTTGGTTATGATGACTATATGAGTATCGCATTTGTCGCACTTGCAGAAAAAGAATGTGGTCTTACACCTAAGGCAGAACAAATGGGTTATTCAGCGGCAAGAATTAGAGAAGTGTGGCCGAAAAGAGCAGATCAGGCAGTTAAATATGCCAATAATCCACAGGGTCTGGCCAACTTCATCTATGCTACCGTAAATGGTAATAAAGGTGGAAACGACGGATGGAATTACAGAGGTAAGGGTCTAAATCAGTTGACGGGTAGAGCAAACTATGCCGCGATTAAACAAATTATTGGCGTTGATATCATAGCTAATCCAGATTTGTTGGTTACTGATCAAGATGTGGCGGTTAAGGCGTTTTTTGCCTTCTATCAATATCGAGGCTTGGGTGGAGGAGTGGTTCGAGGCAGAAAAACGGCGAGAAGTCAGAGTGAAGCAAACAAAATCATTACTGATGCAACTGGAGGCAGAGACAACTTTAGCACCGGTTCTGCCTTTGGTAGAGAAAATTTTGCCAAAGTTGATAAATTCTCTAAAAAATATACACCAGCAATGTTGTCTGCTAAAGCATAATCGGAGCATTTAATGTCATTATTACAAGCAACCAGTCTAATCACATCGGCAGTCAAGTCTGTCAAAACTGGTAAACTTCCTGATTTATCATCAACGGTAAATGCACTGTCTTCAGCTGGCGTTTTGTCGCGAGATCAAGCCAAGGCAGTCAAGTCTGGTTTATCTTTAGCAAACACAATCGAACAAGGAAAAACTCCGAGTTTATCTGCGGTAACTAGTGGATTAGCGGCAGTAGGCTTGCTATCAAAGACCGGCGCAAATAGTTTAACTAAACAGATTAATGTCTCTTCGTCATCTCTACCAGGAAATACAGTTTCTAATGCAAATAAGTTGCTCACAACTCTTACTAAGAGTGGAGTTATCGATAAAACTACTAGCAAATTATTATCAAATGGGTTAAGCATTCTTACTGCGGCATCAAATGGAAATATTTCTGGTGTGATAACCGGTGCATTAAAAATTGCAGATGTTCCTCTCAATGTTTCTAAAGCAGCAACCGAAGTATTAAGGGCTGTTCCCACTACGATTGAAACTTCTAAGGCAAGTTCTGGATATCAAACTACTACAGCAAAATTGCCAGATATCGGTTCGCCCGGTAAATTAACAAAAGAAGACTGTGTAAAAGTTCTCGTAGCATGTCAACAAGCAATTTCTAGAAAATATGTTGTCAGCGGTAAGAGAAACATATGGCGCAAAGTTCACAATCGCGGTGAATACGGCGCATATAGAATGACGATATCACAACTTATTGATATTGATTTTCTAAAACCAGAAATACAAGAATGGGCAGAAGATTGTATTCAGATTAATGGCAGTCGCCCGGGTGCCGCCGAAAGAGTTAAGTCATACGCAGAGGCAGTTCAAGATACTGCGGGTGAATATGACTTCGCGCCTTACAAGAGAGAAGCCGCCAATAATATCCAGTATTTCTTCTTATATAATCCTATTCCTCTAAACCATGAGGCTGCCGTAAGAAGTATGATTTCTTTCGTAACATCGGAAGAAATGCAAGATAAGGCGGCATACTACTATCTAAAGAAAGCATACGTAGATTTAAGCAATGCGAAGATTGTAAATGAAAACACTTCTAAGGAAACTGTAGCAGGCTTACTTTCCGTTGCGCTTTGTGGAAAATTAGATGATGCTATTAGTTTTGCCCAAGGTGTTATTAAATCCAATTCGGATGGCATCAACTCGAAGTATTGGTATGATATTGGATATAACTCGGTCGCTGAAAAACCAAAAGAGACTAATAGCGATAAGCCATTACTAAAATCCGGCGTAAGAGCACCAACAACAGAAATAAGTACCAAGGCTCTAATAGAAACTGCTAAAGATCTGGCTGATGTTCTATCTGGTAAAAATATAAACGGAGTCATTTCTGGACTAGTTAAAAATGGAATTATTCCTGCTGATATTGGTGGTATACTAGATGCTGGACTGGGAATAGCAGCATCAACAATCAAAGATAAACTCAGCGAAATCAATAAGGCTAAAGATGCTTTGGCCGCGGCGTCAAGTATATTGCCAGCAAATACTACTTCTGCATTGAGATCGATATCAAACATTTCATCTTCTGTTAGTGGAGTTACCAGTAGGGTTCCATCTATTAATACCCTTGCTGTTAGAAATGGCGTGACTACTACGGCAAGTTCTGCCGCATCTAATACATCACTCGCAAGACAGATTACCGCGCTGGCAGCCGATGTTGAAAATACTGCCACAGAAGCAGTAGGTGCTGCACTCGGTGCGGCAGGGGCAAGCGGCAAAGTAGATCCGGCATCGTTAAGTTTTATTGGTGAATCTCTAAAGTCTGGATTTGGTCTAGCCAACGATTCGCAGACTGCGGTAATCAATGAATTAAATCGTCGCGGTATGTGTCCTCCGGGTGCAACCGCACTTCTTCGTGCCGCAATTGATGGTGTTACCGATCCCGCGAAAATTTCTGACCTAATCGCATCCGAAACTAACAAGATGGGCAACGTAGGCGCGGCTATTCCAGCACTTAATACTACGTTGATAGAACAGACGGGTGCTAAACCGGGATTACTTGATAAGTTTGAACAGGCAAAAGCAGCCTCTATTAGCGCAATCGGTGTAAGTAAGCCAGAATTGACTGCGCTCATTAGTAGTGCTGGTTCTGCTTCGATGGAAACATTGAGGAACCAGGCCAACGCAGCGGCAAGTGGATTACTTAATTCCAGCACGACCGTCGCATCCGGCCTTGATCTGGCAAACAATCTTACGGCTGTTACAGCCGGTGCAAGTAATCCATCCGCCGCCGCCGCTGCCCTTGGTGCTTCTGCGGTATCAAATGTTACGGGCGCTGTATCAGCGGCAACTGGCGCGGTTTCGGGTATAGCTGGTAACGCACAAGGAGCACTCAACTCTGCCACGGGCAACGTTACAAGTGCGTTGTCAAATGCAGCATCAAATGTTTCAGGAATGTTGGGCGGTTCTTCACCTACCACCACCGAAAAGCCAGCAGAAGGTGAAATTGTTTCGTCGTTCTTGCCGGTATCCCCCGCTTCTGTTCCTCCAACTCCTCAAACAGGTGCAGCGTCTGCGGATGCAGTTCCTGCGCTACCGTCTACGCAAATTGCGGCTGCGGTAGGAGGACCAACGCAGGCTTCTTCGCCGCCTGTCGACCCCAATCCAATGAAGTCTACATATGGCTCAGTTGAAGTTTCATATCAATGGACAGCATCTAATGGTGTTGTCACACTATCATCTAAAGGTGAACCGATTGCTTCTGTAAACTTGATTGATAAGACAGATATAAAAACTCCTCAATATTCGATACTGATTTCTGCTATTGATGGTGCAATTAAGCAAGAACGTATCAATAACTATACTCCAAAAACACCTAAAATCTTTGAACAAAATCTTGGAAATGCTCTTTATCCTCAAAATAGCGGGGCGCTGCCACTCAGAGAGATTCCAATAATTGCCACAGTTATTCCGTTTGGAGGTAACTACGCAATACAGGTCGACGGACTAAAACCGATAAACTATCAACCAGATAGAACAAAATATATTATATCTCTGAACAGACCTGAATGGCAGGAAAGTATTGACGCCCAATTAACTCGCGAAATTGAATCCACGATGCGAGACATTGTTGAATTGACGCAAGAGGTTTCCGCGGGCGATACGTCAACAGCTAAGTGGGATCTTCCTACCGCAGAAGCATGGCTTGATGTTATTACTTCTCTAAAGAGAGAACAAAAAGACATCATCTTTAACTATAATAAATGGGTTAGAGATACTAATAATCCTCCACTTGGACCAGATACTGCACTATCAAATGATCTTATTAGTGCCAAGTCTGGCATTGCCGGTGAGTATACTACAAATCTTGAGAAAGTCAAGAAAACTTTTAGTAATAATACTCCAGTAGCCTCTCAGGGTGCAAGTAAACCAGGTGAAGACGGTTCAACGACTACTGTTGTCACCGAAAAATATGGCGATGGTTCTGTAGTAACAACTACAATTGTAGAAGATCAAAAAGGGTTCGCGTCTTCACAAAAAGAAGTGACGAGAGTTGCTCCGCCTATCGCAACAGCTCCTCCGAATACAAATCCACTACAAGCAGATAGCGTAGAACATCCCGCCGCGGCAGATACCGCGCAGTCATTGACACAAGCCCCATCGGATGCTGCGAATATTCCAGTAACAAATGATACTGAAAACGGCTTCGGTGATCCAAGAGGCCAATATCCCAAGAAGTCTCTCGGTGGTAAACCAGATACTAATCCTCTTGCGGTGGGCATAAATTCTCCTCATATTCAAAATAACCCGACATCACAGGGTGCAAATCAGGAAAGTCTAAGTTCTGGTGCATCTCCGGCAGCCAAGAATGCTCTTCGCAAAAGAGATATTCCAAAAGCGGGTAGAAACGGTGGATCTTGGTCGCAACCCAAGACTGCATATGCCGCACAGTATCCGTTTAATAAGGTTACTGCATCCGAGTCGGGTCACGTTCAAGAAATCGACGATACTCCTGGTGCAGAACGTATTCATACTGCACATAAATCAGGATCATTTAATGAAATCGGCCCTGACGGAACACAAGTAACTCGCGTTGTTGGTGATAACTATACAATTATCGACAACAACGGATATATTTTAATTGAAGGCCGGGCGAATGTTCACGTTGCAGGTGAATGTAATGTTATGATTATGGGCGATGCAAATCTTACTATGAATGGTAAGGTCAACATGGATGTTCATAATGACTTCAATCTAAACGTTGCTGGCCACTTTGGTCTATCTGTAGGCGGCGGTATCTTCATTAGAAACGATGGTGTATTCTCGCACGATAATAAAGGCGACATGCAAATACATGGTGCAGGCAACTTCAATTCGACAATTGATGGCACTCATAACCTTACCGCAAGCGGTTATAAAGTAACATCTAAGGGTGATTATCATGTTAAGGTATCTGGAGTTTCTTATCATACATCTGTTGGCAATATCAATCAAGACACAGATGGTTCAATCTTGAGCAAGGCCGCCGTAACTATCGATAGTAAGTCTGGTACACATACAAACATCGAATCGCTTGGTAATACAAACATCAAGTCTGCTGGTTCGGTTAATACAGAATCCATTGCTTCTACAAATATCAAGTCCGCAAATGTGATAAACGCACAAGCAGCGGATTCAGTTAATGTCAAGTCTGGTAATGCAGTGAATGTTAACTCTGCGGCAGCAACCAACGTCAAGTCTGGCGCTGCTGTCAACGTAGAGGGTGTGGGCAATATCAATCTTAAGGCACCTCTTGTTGCTTCTTCAGCAATTGATACACCAACTCTTGACGTTACAACTGCGAATGTCTCCACACTGAATGCTGGTAGCACAAATCTTCGAGCAACTGGAACTGATACTGGTACTAATGGTGGAAGCACTCACGATCTTCCGATATCTGGTCCTACATCTGCTTCTGTTACCGAACCAGGATCAGCGGTAACTGCTGGTAATGCAAATTCTGCGGATCCTGCAAGTGAAGCAACTGGCGCTAAGATTGCAACACTTGCAAATCCAATTCCTATTGAAAAGCCAGTATCTGTCTCGGCATCACCTATTATCGGTGGTCCAGATGGTCTTACTTCGGCGGGGTCAGGCGGTAGTAGTCAGCTTCTAAATTCAGCGGGTGGAATCTCCTTCCCAGAACAAGCGACAATCAACGACGATACGGCATTAAATCCCAATACATCGTTGGCATAAGAGGAATATATGGCAGAAACACCACCAACAAATCCACCGGCAGCAAACTCTAATACGCCAACAACTACGATGGCGCCTCCGGCTGGTGGTGCCCCTACTGCCCCATCTTCCGCCCCCGCCGCCCCCGCCACTCAACCGACAGAAACTACTCAAGCACCTGGTACAAATGAATCTGCTTATGAGGATGCTGGTTGTGCAGGCGCTAACAGTGACGGTAGTCCTAGTTTCATGGGCGATGAAGGTGGCGCACCGACATCTACCGAACCAGGCACTCCGGTGCCACCTGCAGCCGGACTTAGAAGCACTGCCACAGATTTTAAAGGAAATAAGCTACCGGCAATTCCCTCAACTGGTAACTATAATGCCCTGGCATCTAGTATTAAGCTATCTCACTACTACACATTACAAGGTGCCTTAAACACTGCACTAGGCTCAGCTAGTATTCCTGGCTCAAAATCTTGCGCAGGTAGAAGATGGACGGCATATCAAATAGTTCAAAACTTGCGGGATCTTTTTGTTCTTTGTGTCGATCCTATTAGAGAACGTTTCGGTAAAGGTTTTGTGATTACATCAACTCTACGCCCAAAAACAAATGGCTCAGCCCATAATGTTGGCTGGGGGATTGATATGCAGTTCGCAAGTTGCGGATATGGAGGCGGTAGACACCGCGATGTTGCAAATATTATTGCAGGATTGGGGATTCCTTATGATCAGCTCCTTTACGAACATGCGCCGTCGCGTTGTAATGGTCCATGGGTTCACGTTGGATTAAGACAACCTTCAACATTGGCTGTTAGAGGCTGGGCACAAAGTTTCTATGAGGACAAAGCGTATGGAAAGAAAGGCCAATTTGATCAAATGCCTGGTCTCAGAGGCTAATTTAATGTATAAATATACTTATGGCTATTAAAAAAGTAAACAGAATATACTCAGACTTCGATCTTTCATTTGCAGCTAATCCTGTGACGGGTGATGTTGCGAAGAAATATGATGTCAATGCAGTTAAACAATCTCTTAAAACTCTAGTGCTTACTAGATTCTATGAGCGACCTTTTCAACCTAAATTAGGGTCTCCCATATATGCATTATTGTTTGAAAATATCGATGTTATTACGGCCAATAGATTACAACTAGAACTTGAAATATTGATTAACAAATATGAGCCAAGAGTTAGAGCGCAAGACATAGAGGTTATTCCTGAATATGATGCAAATGCTTTTACGGTAAACATTACTTTTTATGTCTTTGGTATTGAAGGTCCTTTTAACTTTTCAACTATTCTAAGAAGAAGCAGATAATATGGCTCAATTAAATGTTACCGAACTAGATTTCTTTGGCATTAGAGAAAATCTAAAGACATATCTACAAAGTCAAACTGAGTTTGCGGACTACAACTTTGATGGATCTGGTCTATCAGTTTTAATTGACCTACTTGCGTATAATACTCACTATAACGCAACGCTTGCCCACCTTCTCGCAAATGAAATGTTCATAGACAGTGCGGTAAAAAGATCGTCTGTCGTTTCGATTTCTAAGTCTCTTGGATATAATCCTCGCTCAATTCGTTCCGCTAGAGTTGAGGCCACAATTGAAATAACTCCTCCGGCATCGTATACATCCAGCACGGCAACTCTAAGTAAAAACCTAGGGTTTAAGGGAGTTGGTTCAGATGGTGTTACGTATACATTTTATCCTGAAGACGATATTACTGCAACAAAAGCAGACGGAACTTTTACTTTCGTTGTAACTCTAATCGAAGGTGTAAGAACCAATAACTTCTTTACCGTTACGGCAGATACTGTGTCTGGGCCGTTCGAACTTTTAAATAGAAATGTTGACACTTCTACAATAGTATGTAGAGTCCAAACATCTTCATCTGAATTAGACCTTCAAACATTCGTTCAAAATCAGAACATCGTTTCACTCACGGAAACTTCAAGAGCATTCTTTGTGGAAGAAAATGCAAATGGATTAATTGAAGTTCGTTTTGGTGATAACGTTTTGGGTAAAAAATTAACAGTCGGTAATATTGTTACTATAGACTATATTGTAAGTGGTGGGATAGGCGCAAACTCTGTCACAGGATTATCCGCAAAATCTGTAATTCTTGGAACAGGAGAAATAATTTCTGTTTCGGCCGCCACTGCATTTGGCGGCGCAGAAGCCCAATCAACTGATTCAATTCGCTTCATTGCACCTAAATTCAATGCTACAAAGAATAGAGCCGTAACCGCTGAGGACTACACAGCACTAATCGAGAGTCAATTCGCCAACATCAATTCGATAGCTGTTTGGGGCGGAGAAGATAATGACCCCCCTATTTACGGTAAAGTTTTCGTTTCAATTGAGCCTCTGCCAAATAGTGTTATCACGGAATCCGATAAGACATCTATTGCACGGGACATTCTAAAGCCTAGAGGTGTCGTTGGAATTCAGCCAGTATTTGTGGACCCTTCATATCTGTATGTTAGTTTTAATATAACAGCCAGATATTTAAAAAATAATACGTCAGTGTCGGCTTCTGTTATTCAGAATACTATGTCTGAATACTTAGCGAGTTATTTTGTAAATACAACTTCTAAAGTAAAAAAGAACTTTTACTATTCAGAATTGTTAGAATTATTAAATTCTGTTTCAACTTCTATCTATGCCACCAATATAGAAATGAATCTACATAGAGCATATGAGCCATTCACGGCCGAAAATAATAGAATTTCATTTGCATACAATACTACAATCACACCTAATAGTGTAAGATCAAACCTTTTTACCACGATATTACCATCGGGCAAGCAAGTAACATGTTATCTTCGAGACAGTTATACCGAAGATGATTCGCTGCCGGGTGTATTAGATTTATATGACGAAAACAATCTTCTGATATCAACTGCCGTAGGAACAATAGATTATCAAACAGGTAAAATCTTGATACCTAGTTTGTATATTAATACTATTTCTGGTACGGATCTTTATCTTAGAATTTATATTAAGCCACACGGGTCATCGCCGGACATCATTATGGCACCAGTAAATGAGGATATTTCCTATACGTATGCGGTCACCCCGTATGCAAATAAGAATTTAGTTTTAGCACAAGATACTTCTACTATCTCTGGTACTGGAAATTATATCACAGGCACTACAATCAATATAATCGGAACTTAATACATGTCGGATTTCAAAAATTCTCTGGCATATTTGATTGCAAATCAAGTTCCAGATTATATCAGAGCCGAATTCCCGCAATTCGTTCTTTTTCTAGAAAAATACTATGAGTTTCTAGATCAGGATGGAGAGGTGAATAATGTTCTATTGAATGCCAGCTCGTTTTCCGATATCAATAATACACTTGAAACCTTTATTCCCTCGTTTCGTGAACAATATCTACAGATGTTTCCTAAAGATTCGCTTATTACGGATCGTCGCCTTATAAAATTCATTAGAGAGTTTTATGAAGCAAAGGGGTCAGAAGAAAGTATTCTATTCATTTTTAGAACTTTCTTTAACGAACATGTTGAGATTATATATCCATCAAAGTTTGTATTAAAACCATCTGATGGTATATGGGTAAATCGCGAAAAGATGCGTATCACAACAGACGATACTATCTTATTGGACCCGTTTGATTTAAAGGGTAAAAGGGCCAAGATTTACTCACACATTGATATTGGTAGCGTTTCTACGTTTGAGACATACAATATTACAGTTGATGAAGTAACGAGACTAGCATACTCTACTGTTCCAACATATGAACTTTATGTTAAGCAAGAAGAAAATGATGTAATCATTCTTCCCGGTGCAGGCGCAAGTGCCGGGCCCCTTGTTGTTGATGGTGAAATAAAGGCCATTACTGGTGACCCGGCAGTTTCTTCTAGAGTTTTTGATCCGACTGAAAACTTTGACATATATGCCAGATTTTATATTCCAGACCATGGGTTCACAACTGGTGATTGTGTTATCTATGATCCTATGGAAGGCTCGGCAATTGGCGGATTAATTCCATACAGACAATATTTTGTTAAAGTAATTGATAATAGATATTTTCGATTGTATCGTGACAAAATTGCGTTGCAACAAGCTCCTATCAAGACTTTTGTTAGAAGTGCTAATGTAAACATTTCAACTAATACTATAACGATAGCGGCACATGGTTATAATACCGGTGATCTGGTGGTATATAAGGCAGATTCTACCGAAATTGGCGGGCTGGATGATTCCGGTGTGTATTATGTTATTAAAATTGATAACAATACAATCAAACTTGCGGAATCTCTATTCGATAGTGATCCAAGATATTGTTTAGATGACACTTATTTTGCTGGTGATTATGTAACTATTACTACATATAATGAATTGAATCTTACCTCGGCGGGCGTCGGTAATTTTCATGTGTTATCTGAAGAATACTTTATCAATTTTACCTCTGCAGGTACTGGCGACGAACAGCGTTTCATCGATGCCATGGATGCAGCTGGTAGTGGCTACAATGCAATTCCAGTCGTTACATTCATTTCCGATATTGGAGCTACTGGAGCAACAGCGCAAGCGTATCTAAATGGCACCGGTGGTATCGAATATGTTTCGATGTTAACTGAAGGAACTGGATACACAGAAGAATCCACTATCGTATCGTTTAGTACCGATACCATACGGTCGTTTGTTTATATTGATGAGTTTACAGATAAGTATGGTTATCTTACTCGTAGCATTACAGACATTGTAGATATTGTTAGCATTTCTGGTACACCGAATTACGGCTTCTTACAAGGTGAAGTATACTCAATTTTTGAAAGTGGATCGACTGGACAATATGTATTCAGTTTCCCAGATACGGCTCTAAATTATTTTGCTGGCGATTATGTCCAGTTTGGAATTGATAATAGAGCCAGCATTATTATTGATAGCGTTGATGCTCAGGGGAAACCCACGAAGGTAAGAATCTTATCAAGTGGCAGTGGATTTGAAGCAGAGAACTTTACAACTACGATAACATCGACATCTGGATCAAATTGTGTTCTTAGCTTCACTACTGGAGCAATAACTTCGATACAAGAAGGATTCCAGAATCGTCAAGGTATGTTGTCGGATGTTAATAAACTTCAAGACAATTACTATTATCAAAATTATTCGTATGTTCTTCGTTCCACTGTGCCGTCTGTTAACTGGATGACAATGGTGAAAAACACTGTGCACCCAGCAGGTATGGCCGTATTCAGTGAACTATTAATTAGAAGCACCCTAGAATTGGGTGTGTCATTTGAAGTTGCTCGTCAACCAATTCACTTCTACGAATTCCCAATTGAAAATCTTCATGCAGTTGAAACTCTCGGTGTAGATTATGATATTGCAGTGGTGTTTAGAAAGACACTTAATGATACATATCTTGCCGAGGAGCAACATGTATCTCATGTCGGTAAGAACGTATCATTTTCTTATGTTACTCCGTTTGATAACGCCAGTGCGTTTTATGGCACCACCTTTGATATAACTAAAGATGGTGGTCTTTATACTATGACTATTAGTATCGATAACGAAGGTGCTATTACTATTATTTCTGGTGCTACAATGCCATTTGGTTATTATGTTTCAATTGGAGGAACTACTTTTGAGCATATATCTGGTGATGATATTGTTACTTCTTCTGATACCGCATCCATCCAAGCGGGTAAAGGTCTAACAGAAACAGTTGCATCGGGTGATAGTATACCATATATGGTAATTACTAAGTTAATTAATGAAACCGTAATTGCAACCGAAACTATCAACTCAATTTATTCCACACAACCTATACCAAATGATGAACCTACAGTCACGGATGTTTTAGAAACTTCGTTTACAAAAACATTAATCGATGGTGTTTCTGTCTCGGATAATAATTCACTATTGGTAAATAAAGCACCCAGCGATAGTTTACCAAATGGTGTCAATGAGAACATCGAAATTATTGAACCCGGCAAGGCTGCACAGTCTACGCTTCACACCATGGAAGATACGCACTCTAGTATCAGTAAAAATCTAGTAGAAATTTCTACCGCAAGTGAAATTGGCAATATAAATATACAAGAATACTGGTCATACGATTACACTTCTGGCGCTTATGAAGCAGGCGATTACGTTGGAAGTAACAATTCTATTTAACACAAGAAGAAGGTATAATACTCATGAGAAATAAGGATTTTCTTTCAGCTACAGGTAAGCTGTCTATCGTTGTCAATGACAATACAGGCAACCTTAAGCAAGAACTTAATGTAACCAACCTCGTTGTTGATGCAGGCCTAGACTACATCGCATCGCGCATGAAGGACGCCACTGCAACAGCAATGTCTCACATGGCAATCGGCTCGGGTACAACTGATCCTGCTGCCGGTGATACTGCCCTACAAACACAACTGGCGCGCGTCACGCTATTTTCTACTACAGTTACAAGCAACTCCGTAGAATATGTTGCTGCGTTCCCAGCTGGTACCGGCACGGGTGCTGTTACAGAAGCAGGCATTTTCAACGCTTCATCGGCGGGCACAATGCTTTGCCGTACCGAGTTTGCAGTTATCAACAAGGCTGCAGGTGACTCGATGACAATCACTTGGACTGTCACTGTAGAATAATAGGTAATAAACTGTGGCTCTATTGCTAAGAACATTGGCTAGAAATGAACTAGCAAGAAGTTTCTATCGTGACGTAGCTAACGAGAACGACTTCTTTTATTTCTTTGTGGGTAAAACCACAGAATGGCCAGTTGTCGGCACACCAGAAACCCCACTCGATACCGAGTCTTATAACAGTCAAACACATAGAAATATGATGTTTGTTAAACGTGTCCAAGCCTCGGATGCTGTTATGATGATTCGTCGTATCAATTGGGTGGCTGGTACCATTTATGATCATTACGATGACGTTGATGATTTGTCAACAAAGAACTTCTATGTCCTGACAGATGATATGCGTGTATACAAATGTTTGAACAATAACGATGGTGCGCCAAGTTTTAATAAACCCAACAGCACAGATGTTACTAATGCATTCATACTTTCAGATGGTTATGTATGGAAATACATGTTTAAGGTAGAAGCGTCAGATGAATTAAAGTTTCTTACTCCCGATTTTATTCCAGTTCGTAAGATGGCAGGAGTAGGTGTTCCGTTATTCGACATCAATGGCGAAATTGATGATATCACCGTAACTTCTGGCGGCTCAGGATACGTCTCAGGAGATTTACCGACAGTTCTTATTCAGGGTGACGGTGTAGGAGCTACAGCGGTTCCGGTAGTTACCGCAGGTGCAATTACAGATATTACCATTACTAATCAGGGCAGAGGCTATTCGTTTGCATATATTGAAATTGTAGATAATGAAACGGGTGCTGGCGCCGCCGCAGAAGTATCCTTAGGTAATGAGCCAGTTTCTTTAGACCAAGAAAACATCGAGGCTGCGGCAGTTCCAGGCACTGTAGATAGAATTAATTTACTACAACTTGGACAGAATTATTCTTCAGGAGACGTTCTTGTTACCATATCCGGTGATGGATCTGGCGCAGAAGCAGTGGCATTTGTAGATGATTTGGGTAGAATTGAACGTGTTGATATTACTAACCCTGGTACAGGATATACTTTTGCCGAGATATCATTTAGTAATATTCTTGGTTTCGGTTCTGGCGCAACAGCAACAGCTACCGTTTCGCCGTATTATGGCCACGGCGCAAATCCAGTAAAAGAACTATATGCTAAAACAGTGTGTCTTTCAGTTAATTTAACTAACGATACATCGGATTACTTTTACAACAACGATTTTCGTCAACTTGGTATTGTTAAAAATCCACTAGACGATGGACTGGCCAATTTTATGGCAGACACTGGCACTACCTGTTATGTAATTACAGTTGATGATACTACCGTTTATTCAAATGATGATTCCATTTCGACAGACAATGGCGGTAGATTTATTGTTGCTCAGATTAAAGAAGCTACAGATCAAGTATACCTTCTTCCCGTAATTCCAGTTATCACAGTAGATTCTGTTTTGACAAATAATAGAACGAGCGTTACTGCATTGACTATAAATAGTCTAACTAGTCCGGATGTTATTAATACTACAGGCGAAATTCTTTATATAGAAAATCGTCTGCCTATTAATAGACAAGCAGATCAAGTAGAAAATATTAGAACAGTTATTAACTTTTAAGAAAGAAGTTACATATGGCCTTGGACTTAAATGTATCCCCGTATTATGATGATGCTGCGGATGCGATTGCAAACAATTATAATAGAATTCTGTTCAAGCCGGGTTATGCTGTTCAGGCAAGAGAATTAACACAACTTCAATCCATTCTTCAGGATCAGGTTGGAAAATTCGGCAACCATGTTTTTAAAAATGGGTCGGTAGTTGCTGGGTGTGAGTTCAAACTTGACACCGCTCGGGATTTCGTTAAAGTTCTAGATGAAGATGCTTCTGGATTTTTGATTCAAGATATTGAGGATTATGTCGGTGCTAAAGTAATTGGCTTAACATCTTCGATACAAGCAGAAATTATTTATGTGAGCGGCGGTTCGGAAGAGGACTCGCCCGATCTTAACACACTTTATTTAAGATATCTTACGGGTGATGGATCCACAGACGCAGTTCACTTTTCTCCCGGTGAAACAATCCGTGTAATAGAATCTGAAACCGCCGCTCAAGTTACTGATACTTTTGTAGTAGATGATTCTTTTGAGGAAGGCAATTATTATTATGGTAGAGGGTCATTTGTAACTCTAGATGATGGTATTATTTTTCTAGATGGTAAGTTTCTTCCTTTTACTAAAACTACTCTCGAACTACTAAAATATAATGCAGATCCCTATTTTAGAATTGGTTTTGAGGTTGTAGAAAGTATCGTCACACATGAAACTGACCCCGATCTTTTGGATCCCGCACAAGGTACATTCAACTATGCCGCGCCAGGTGCCGACAGATATGTGACGACCGCATCTCTGGTTAAATATGCGCTTGATGCCACGCCAGGTGACGAGTTCTCTGAGTATATAACAGTTGTTGCTGGTCAGTTACAAAATGTTATGAGCGAAGACCGCATTTATGCCGACCTTGGTCGCAATCTTGCAAAGCGCACTTTCGATGAATCTGGTAACTATACCGTAAAAGCGTTTCCTATTTTAATCAAGGAACACCTCGACACCGGAACCAATAGCGGTCTAATACCATATAATGCGACAACCCCCGCAGCCGGTGGTGATGAGACACTTTTAGCAATTGGTATCGAAGCAGGTAAAGCATATGTTCGCGGTTATGCATACGAAACCAGACAAACAGAATATATAGTTGTTCCAAAAGGAAATACAACTAAGGTTGTAAATGAAGTTCCTATTTCTACTGCATTTGGTA